CTAAGTTAAGTCGTAGCAACGTACAATAGTCTCTTTATGCCCTCTTCGGAGGGCTTTTTTAAAAGTAACGGAACACAAGATTAATTACCTTTGACCCCTGCGGGGACAATCTAAGCGGAAAGATTAAGTGCTAAGTGACTAAACATTAACATTCATTTAAACATTTAACAAAAGGTATATTATTATGTCATGGTCAGGAAAAACTGATTTAACAGGCGTTTCGCGTCTAGGTGCTGTCAACGGTGTAGCCTCAACTAACCGAGATTTATTTCTCAAGCAATTTGCTGGTGAAGTTCTAACCTCTTTTGAAGAGAAGAACATTGCTATGCCACTTCACAGAACCCGCACCATCTCAAATGGTAAGAGCGCGCAGTTCCCAAGTGTTGGCACAGCGACTGCTGCATACCAAAAAGCTGGTCAAACCATTTATGGTGACAGTGTAAGCCACAGCGAGATCACTGTAACTGTAGATGACCTATTGGTAAGCTCAGTGTTCGTACCTAAGATTGATGAAGCAATGAACCACTACGATGTGCGTTCTATCTACTCATCAGAAATGGGTAACGCTCTAGCTAACGCTGCTGATAAAAACATCTTCACCACTATTCAGAAAGCTTCTGAGCTATCTACTGGTGGAGATCAGGCTGGTTACTGGGCAGCTAACGCTGGTCGCAAAACTATTGCTACTGCTGGTACAAATGAAACAGAAGGACAAATGATTGTTAATGCAATCATTGCCTCTCTAGAGCAGTTCGATGCTGCTGATGTATCTGGTGAAAAGTATTGTGTACTTAACCCAGCTACGTACTACGCATTGATGGGTACTAACTCTAACGCTATTGACCGAGACTTCGGTGGTAACGGTAGTATTGCTGGCGGTAATGTTCCAACTGTAGGCGGTGTTAAGATTTATATGTCTAACCACCTTCCTGCTGGCACTGCTGCTACAACTCCAGCTCCAATCACTGCTGCTAATGGCGGTTCAGGTAACGCTTCTTATACAGCGGCTCGTGCAGTTAAAGGTATGATCTTTACTAAAGATGCTGCGGCTACTGTTAAGCTACTAGACCTAGGTGTTGAGTCTGAATATCAGATCGAACGTCAAGGTACTTTGATGGTTGCTAAATACGCGATGGGACACAATGTTCTACGTGGTAAGGCTGCTATCTCACTAGTATAGTAACATTTTATGAGAGCACCCCTTCGGGGGTGTTTCTCTTTATTTTTTCATTGAGGTAAATATGACAACTCCTACATCTAAAATAGAAGCAGTAAACTCAATGCTTTCTACTATCGGTGAAGCTCCAGTTAACTCTTTGAGTTCTGGTCTTGTAGATGCTGAAACTGCTGAGACTATACTCAATGAAGTTTCAAGAAGTATTCAAGCTCAAGGCTGGAACTTCAACACCGAACTAAATTATCCTATTATTGCTGACTCAGATGGCAATATCAATCTTCCACAGAATATCCTTAGAGCTGATTCTACATCAAAGTACAGAAGCACTGAGAATGAGTACATTCAACGTGGTAGCAGAATATACGACAAACGACAACACACCTTTAATATAGGCAAAGACCTATCCTTTGATGTGGTTGTCTTATTAGATTTTACGGACTTGCCCGAAGTGGCGAGACGATACATCACTGTTAAATCAGCCCGCATCTTTCAAGAGAGAGTTGTAGGGAGTGATACCCTATCCACTATGAACAGGAATGACGAACAAGAAGCCTTGTTTGCCCTGAGAGAGATGGAAGGGGACAACGGTGACTATAACATATTTGACGATTACGGCACAGCCAGTGTCCTTGATCGTTCTATTGGAACAAAGGTGATACGTAATGGCTCTAGTTTCTAAAAGCATACCTAACCTCATTAACGGGGTTAGCCAACAACCCGCAGCTCTACGATTAGAGAGTCAGGGAGAAGTACAGGAAAACGGTTTCTCAGATGTGGTTGATGGTCTTAAGAAACGCCCACCTACAAAGTTTGAAAACAAGTTAAGATCGGGAAACCCTATTAGCGGCACACACTTAACTGAAACAGAGCTGTCTACAGCTTTCTTCCACACATACAAAAGAAGTGATGAAGAACAATACCAAGTTGTTATGACTTCTGTCCCTGTGGCTGGTTATACAGCCCCAGTTACACATTCAACAACAGGAACACACTCTTCATTTTCACCCCTTGGTGGTTCAGCATACCCCAGAGTAATGCTTGTAACATCCCCTTCCGCTGGTACTGCTAGTCAAGCAGCACAGACAGTAGAGATAAATATCACATCCTTACCGACAGGAGGTGGGACGTTTTATCAGATAGGTAGAACAAATGCTAATGGTCAGTGGTTTTTCTCTGGTGCTATTGCTCTTACACTGGGTCTCAATACTATATCAGTCCCTGCTGTAAGTTTTAACCGATCCTTTAACATTAAAGTGTCAAGCACAGATATTCATTTTTCCAGTTTAAAAATTAATAACACCTTTGCATACCAAGCCCCTGCCCCTGATCTTTCAGGATCACACACTAAAAAGATATACGTGTATGACATTAAAGGTAACTTGCGGTATGAATCGGGTGTAGCTAGTTGGAACGAAGACGGTATTCAGATAGCACCTAACACCGACAACATAGATTACCTACCAAACGATCTTAAAGAAGTAGCTACAACCTCTGTGGCTGACGCTACGTTTATTGTCAATAAGAAACAAACAGTAGCAATGAGTGACGTTATAAACCCAGCTAACGATCTTAACCAAGCTTTGGTTTATCTTAAGAGTGTTAACTACGCCAGAAACTACATGGTTAAAGTGACCTCTAAAGAACTAAACGATGGCAACGGAAATCCTCAAACAGCAGATGGGTATCATCTAACAGTTAAACAGATTACTACAAGTAGCGGCAATGATGATACAACAAACTCAGAAGCTCTAAAGGTATCTAGTGTTATATCAAGGACAAAAAATGGTAATACGAGTTTACGGGAAGAGGTAGAAGCTGACTTAGGAAGCGCAGTTTTAAAACATTTCCAACAGGTTAATGCTGTTGGGCAGGGCATTAATGCGTTTGATGTCACTGTCCCTGCATCTATGAATCTGACAACCTCAAACGCTGAGGCTGGTAAATATGTTGTTCAAGTTGGCGGAGCTACAGTACCTTACAGAACTAATTTTAGCAGCCAATATGTTCAACCTAACGGTTGGGAGATAGTTAACAGCACCACGATTAGATTACCATATTATGTAGTACAAATTCATGGATATATGGGATCATTTGGTTCAAATCCGATACAATTGAGACCTGAGGGCAAAGTTGTTTATACACCAGCTAATGCCACTATTCACGGCTTTGTTTCACCCCAATCAGTTTCTACAGGTAACAACCAACCTTACTTTATTATTAACACCCCTAATGATTCAGGCAATATACGTGACTTTAATATTGAAGTTACAGATGATGACGGTGGTGTGAACCTTAAAGCATTTAAAGGTAACGCTAAATCATTTACAGACTTACCTAACCAATGTGAGAAAGGTTTTAGATTAGGTGTCGTAGGAGATAACCAGAAGAAAGAAGATGACTTTCATGTTGTCTTTGAAGGTGATACTGGCTCTGGATTTTGGAAAGAAACTGTAGCGTACAACTTAAAGAATTACTACGATCTAGCCACAATGCCACACACCCTAAAACAAAACGCTGACCTTAGTTTTAGCTTTGCACAAGGTGAATGGGACGAGCGTAAGGCTGGTGATGATAACACTAACCCTACTCCTAGTTTTGTTGGTAGTACAATATCAGACATATTCTTCCACAGAAACAGATTAGGTGTTCTTGCAGGAGAGAATGTAATCTTTAGTGAAGCTAGTGGTTACTACAACTTCTGGCGTACAACAGTACGTACGCTGCTAGACTCTGATCCTATTGATGTAGCAGTCAGCCAGAACGAAGTATCGGAACTTAAAGCTGCTGTACCTATTCAGGATAACTTATTGTTATTCTCTAACCTTAACCAGTTTACTCTATCTGCTTCCCAGTTATTAACACCAGCGGAAGTAACGGTAGATCAATCTACTAAGTATGAGTGTGACCTCACAGCCCCTCCTGTTGGTGCTGGTAACAGTGTATTCTTTGCTACTAAATCAGGTGGCTTTGCAGGAGTACGAGAGTTCTTCACAAGAGATGATACAGAAATTAAAGATGCAGTAGAGATTACCTCTCATGTTCCCTCTTATATTCAAGGAGGCATACGAGATATACAAGCATCCTCGAATAAAGATATGCTTATAGTCTTAAGTGACACCAACAAGAATGAGTGTTACGTTTACAAGTGGTACAACTCATCCCAAGAAAGATTACAAAGCTCTTGGTCTAAATGGGCATTCCACAATGGTAAAGTAGCCTCTGGTAATCTTATTCCTAAAAACATAGCCAGCGTGGCTTTTAATAACGCTGACCTCTTCTTTACTTTTGAAGATGGTAGCTATGAAAAGATGGAACTGTCTGAAATTGTTTCCCCAGTATTATTGGATAATCAGCTTACGGTTGTACCAACTGATGCTACCTACACTGCCTTACCTACTAATGTTGCTGCCCATCTAACAAATAGAATGGTGGTTATTACAGAGGAAGGTATAAACTTAGGTCTAGCGCAAGACGCAGCCAACCTTAATAAAATACTAAACAGCTTAAACGACAGTAAGACTCTTATCTTTGGCGAACCTTACACATTTAAGTATCAACTATCTGAGCAAGTCTTTAAGCCTGTTCAGGGTGATTCTACTAAGTTAGCTAGATTCCAGTTACGTAAACTTGCCTTTAACTACAGTAATACAGGTACTTTTAAAGTTACTGTTGATTCTGTAGGTAGAGACCCAACAGTGTCTACATTTACTGGACGCTTGTTAGGACAAGAAGATAACATACTTGGAACAGCTACGGTTGTACCAGAGGGTTCGTTCCCTGTAGGTATACAATCACAAGCAGATAAAACAAACATTACAATAACCAATGACACACACCTACCCAGCACTTTCCAAAGCGCAGAATGGGAAGGGTTTGTCACACTTAGAAACCAGAGACTATAATTATGACACACCACTACAGACCCGCAAACTGGGGAGACTGTCGAGAGATGGCTCCTTTTATGAGAGAACAAGACACTAACGAAGTTATGGCTAGTAATGGACTGAACCCTTTAAGGTCACTTCAAGCTAGTTTTAAAGCTTCCAAAGAGTGTCACTCTATAATCCATGAAGATGGAAGTATTGTGGGAATGTTTGGTGTGGCAGATTGTAAAGCCTTTGGCAGTCCTTGGTTACTAGGGACAGACAAGTTAATAGACACTAAGAAAGAATTTATACCACAAGCAATAGAGTGGGTAGAGAAGATTAACAACGACTACCCGCTCCTGCTTAACTACGTACACGCTGATAATACAGTGTCGAAGAGATGGTTAAAATCACTCGGCTTCCAGTTTATTGATTTAATAAAAGAACACGGTGTAGGGAGGCAACCTTTCTACCAATTTGTGAGGATTAAAGAGAATGTGTGAACCAGTATCAATTACACTAGGTATAATGAGTGCTGCTGGTGGTATTATGGCAAAGCAAGCCGCCAGTGATGCACAAGACGCAGCATACGAAGAAAACGTAAGAGCATCTAATCAAGCTAAGATGGATGCCGATAGACAAATTAATTTACAGGAGTCTCAAGCACAAGAGGCTGCTGCCCAAGAACAAGTAGCTAATGATTTACAATCACGAGAGTTATTGGCACGAGCTGTAGTAGCTGGTGGTGAGTCAGGAGCACAAGGAAATAGTACAGTAGCAGCGCAAGAGAACATTGTAAGACGCGGCTTAGAAGCCAATACTATGCTAACACAAAACTTAGGAAGAGAAGTAGCACAGCTAAACGAACAGCGTCTAGGAGCACAGTCCACACATACCTCAAGAATCAACTCAGTATCACAAGGTGCTGGTGTAGGGTTTGGTGATATATTAGGAGCTGTGTCGCAAGGTGCTCAAACGGGTCTAGCGGCTGGTGCTAACTACTCAACCATACAGAAAAATAAACCAGTCCCGAAACCAGCGGGTACAGGAGCTAAACCATGAGTAAATCATTAGCAGAAACAGTTGACTTTGCTCGTGCTGTCCAAACCAAACAATACGAGAAGAGAGCGCAACAAGTAGATACGTTTGTGCAATCTGAATCAGCAGAGCAGAAGCTTGCTCGTAGTGGTAAGATGCAAACAGCGAAGGCTCTTGAGTCTCTTGCTTCACTAGGCGGTAGTTACTTACAATCAGAAGCTAAACAAAGTGAAGAGCGTGTTAGGCAACTCCAATCAGAGCTTGCAGATATTACAGCAGCTGAGATTCAAGAGGATACATTAGGCAACCCTGTATACGGTACAGATAAGTTCCATGAACTGCCTTTACGATTCCAAACAAAAGTTAAGCGGGATGTCGGGCTTGCAAGAGCGGAGCGTCAAGGGTTACTAGCAGAAGCTAGTGTTCCAGCAGATGCATTATTAGACCCCGCTAAGTTAACAACCCACATGGAAAGTTACTATGACGGTGTAGAAGTTATAAGCGGTTTAGATGCACATGAATTAATGGGCTACAATCAGGGTTGGACTAAAATAACTCAACGAGTACAGAACACTGCGGCTAAGGCTACAACTGCCCATAACGAAAAGAAAGTAGAAGATAACTTTAAAGGCGGTGTAGCTAAGATTGTAACAGAACGTCACGCAGAGTTTACAACGTTAAAAGAGTCAGATGCTTTTGACCCTACAAAGGAAGTAAGCCTAAGAAAAAGCATAGCGATAGATGTCTGGGCAGATACTGAAAAACACATCAAAGAATTTAAAACAGAAGCAGGTGTTACAGTAGACCCTTACTTTGCTAAAAAGTTCACAAGAGAAAGTATCATAGCTGCTGCTAAAGCGACTAAGAACCCTTACCTCCTTGAGAATGTACCAGCTGAGTATCAAGATGAAGCTTCTCTATATTTCCTACAACAAGCTCGTATTGAATTAGTAGATCAATTAGACGCTGAGAAAGATAAAGCTAAACGTGATATAATTACACAATCTTCCTTAGACTCTATACAAGCTGAAACAGACGCTCAAGATGGCACACTACAGGAAAAACAAGACGCATACGATGCTGACCCTTTAGGTAGCCCTCCGCTCACCTTCACTGAAAAAGAAACACTTAAGAAGTGGAACGAGCAGCTGTCTATTAGTAGTTCTAAGTCATCAATAAATGCTGATATATTTCAAGATCAGTTAGAGTATTCTATTTACGCTCAACAAGGTTCAGAGAACCCTGTGTTAAAAGATTTAGAAGGTAACGATGTACTACACAACGGCAAGCAGATACCTTTAGATAAGGCAGGACTTAATACATATGTTGAAGGGATTAACGGAATGTTTATTGAAGGTGATGCTAAAGCGTTAGTGCTTAACATGGATGCTAACCTTGTTGGTATTGATACCTTGCGTTTCTACACTGCGGGTGGTTCTGAGTCTGCTTCTAGTAAAGCTACTGTTCTTATACAAGGTAACATAGACAGAGCCGCTGGGAAGAATAACGAATCAAGACGAAGTGCTTTCCAGTTAGAAATGTCAGACCTTCATAGAGAAGCCTACGAGCAACATTATTATGATGCTAAGGTTGACAATAAGTGGGGTGTCTTAAATAACGTACAGAAGAAGCAAGTGGCTAAGTTAGCACAAGCTGACTTACAAGCCGCTATTGACCAGCGTTTACTTCAGAAAAGCTCAGGCAAAGGTGAGGTAGATGTTAATGGTGATCCTGTAGGCAGTGATGGTGTTGATGACCCTAGAGACACTAACCGTAACGAGATACTAGAGTTATGGGAAGCTAATAAAGATGACCAAGCGTTTAGGGATGAGTTCGTAGCACTAGGTAACGAGATTCCAGAAGGAGAAGTAACTGAGGCTGATCTCGAAGCAGCCCGCCTAGTCGAGGAAGCGGCAGCAGCTGCGGAAGCAGAGGCAGAAGCACAGCGACAAGAAGAGATAGACAACTTAATGCCTACTCTTGAGGAAGCTGGCTATGACCTTAACTCAGCTATGGAAGCTATAACCTATATGGTAGAAGCTGAGCTAGACCCTTCTAATACACAGAACAAAAGAAGTAAGCAGTATAAAGAATATTGGCACACGTTTAATAAATTATCTGAGTCTCAGGTAGGCGCACTAATGCAGCCTATTATAGATGAAGCTATACCACTTATCGAGCAACAGATGGACTACAATGATCGTGGCGGTATGTTAGGCAAACGTGACAACAAAAAGATAAAGTCTTTACTTAAGAAAATGGAAAGCGATCCTAGGGTCATTCTATCTGAAGAGCTTTTAGAAGCTGTAGAGGAAGTAAAGAATAGATAACTTAATATAGGAGCTACACATGGCAGATGATGCAATCGAACGGCTACGCGCTTTATCTGAGAAGAAAGAAGATAAGCCAGAGCTAGATGCGATCTCTAAGCTACGCGCTCTCTCTAACAACTCACAAGAGCAAACACAAGAGCCTGAAGAAACAGCACAACAAGGTTACACACCTTACGCTGCTGTCGAACAGGATGTTGATTGGCACGACCTCCATATGAAAGATGATTGGATACGTGCCTCTCAGCACTTCTTTGAGATGACTTATGGTTATGTCCCACAAAAAGGGGACAAGGAGCTAGAAGGATACGAAGGCTCTACCTATAGAGAGAAGCTGGCAGATTACGGCTTACAGCAGATGGCAGGGTTCAATTACAACATAGGCGATATGACCATAGACTCTGCTAGGGTACTAAAGGCTGACCAACAAACTAAAGAAGCTTTTATTTATATGCTAGATCAGTACGATGCAACGAACTCTAGTTGGCACACTTTTGGTGATGCTGCGTGGGAGTCTGTTACAGATGTAACTAACCTTATAGGTTTGGCAACATTAGGTGGGACTGCGGTTGCAGGACAAGCTGCTAAGTTAGCAATGAAGACAGCTACAAGAGAAACAATTAAAGCGTCTCTTAAAAAAGCTACAGCTTCTACTGTCAATGCTGCATCTAAAGTTGGTCTTAACTCAGCTCGGAAAAGAACAGCAGCACTTGCTGGTTTTGAAACAGCAGCACACGCTATGGCATCCGATAACATGATGCAAGATGTACGTATAGATGCTGGAGCACAAGAAGAGTATGACGTATCACGTACATTAATAATGGGATCGTTTGGTCTTGTTGGCGGTGCAGCGGTAGGTACTGCCTTAGATATGGGCGTTAGTAAAATAGCTAGTAAATACTATGAGCCTAAAATAGCAGCAGAGAAAATCAAACAAGAAAAGGCAGCGGTTCAAAAACAAATCATAGCTGAAAAGAAACTAGCTGATGCTAAAGCTGAAGCTGAGACCTTAATTACTAGAGCTGTAGATGATGACCTAACTCCAGCTGAAATTGATAAGCTTGTTAAGGATCAAGTGGATAGAGCTAACGCAGAAGAGAGCGGTTATGAAACAGTAGCCTTTATTGCTCCTAAACTTCCTGCTGGGTTACGAGGTGCACAGCCACGTTATAACTACGGAGATCAAAGTATAGACTTAATCTTTGGGGATGACATAGCGCGTACACTTTACCAAATGGGAAGTAAGAATAAAAGTAAGTATTATAAAGAGTACAGAAAGTTCTTAGAAGATGCTGGTGTTAAAGACATTGATGGTCAGGCAGCACAGATAAGAGCAAACATTAAAGCTAAGGCTAAGTTTGGTGATACAGAAGTAGAAGTTACGTACAACAAGCCTAAGACAATGCGTAAGAAGGTAGTTAAGAAAGAAGAGCCTAAAGTTAAAGACACCTCTGATCCTCGTCCACCTAAAGCACGTATTAGTCCTAATATGTTTGTACACGCTCATACAATCTTTTCAGAGATGAAGAGAGACCCTCAAGATTCTTTGGCAAGATACTTAAATGATTTTGAAACTGAGCGTTACACTCCTAAAGAATACGAAGAAGTATTAAAACAGATAAACGCAGCTAATGAACTTGCTGGAGCTGATGTTGATATTATTGAAGGTCTATTAACTAAAAACATTACAGACCAAGAAAGAACAATTTTACAAAATGATCTGACTAAGGCTTACGATGTTATTAACGCCACGGCACAGCTTAAGGATCACGCTAATGCTTATACAGGTAGAGAGCTAAACGAAATTAAACAGTTTATGACTTACCGACAGAAATTAGCAACTGAGGCTGGTGAAGATTTTAACTATGAGGCTATGGTTGATGATGCACATGAAAAAGTTCTTAATAGAAAGTTACAAAGAATCTTAGATAAGTATGAAGCTAAGATTGACGAAGCCCATGCGCTACCTGAAGGTGGTTTTGATAAAGCTAACGAGCTACGTTTACAAAGAGATAAAGACCCAGAGTTTAACGAAACTATAGAAAAGCTTGAAGCAATGCACCTTAAGCGTACAGCGGGTGTAAAACCTGAAAGTACAGGCTGGGATAAGTTCCTAGAAGCTTCTATCTCAGGTGTCTTTAGTCCCTCTACATTTATCTTTAACACAGTGTTCCCAGCAATGAAGGTAGCTTTCTACCCAATGCTAGACACTATTATATCTGACCCTCTTAACAGAATGGCATGGAAGAAGAATTTACGTATCTATGCTCAAATGAAAGGGGCTGTTGCAGCTGCATGGAAATCAGCTAGAGCTTCGTCAGACTTTGAACAAACATTCCTTACACGAGATACTGCAAGATTCCTTGATGGTGGTGTTAAGATTGATACCATCTTTGGATCAGCAGTTGCTGCAAAACACCTTAGAACATTCCCAAGGTTAGTTGCTGCTTCTGATGCGTTCAACCAAGAGATAGCCGCTGTAGCTGCACTGACAGCAGACGGCATGGACAGGCTAGTCGATGAAGGATTGAAGAAAGGTCTTAAGGGTAAGAAGTTAGAAAAGTACATTGATGATAACATCGAAGCTGAGATTAATAAAGGCTACGACTTCTCAATTACGGAAGCTAAACTAAAACCTATTTATGAAGCTGGTACTCGTAAGGGACTTAAAGGTGAAAAGCTTAATGCGTATGTAAAAGAAAAAGTAGATAAGTATGGAGAGGGTGCATTTAAAACCCTTAACGATACTGTAACTGTAAAAGAGCTACGTGATAACGCAAACAACCTTCTCAAAGAAGGCACACCAGAAGGCAAACAGTTAGCTGAACAAATGATTAAGGAAGCTGACAAGATAGCTAAACTTGGTGAAGAGGCGTTAGACGCAGTACAGACTCTTTTATATAAGAGAGACTTTAACAAGGATGGTAACATAGCAGAGAAGGCAGCAGCGGGTTATGAGAACTGGACTAGGCACAGAGCTTGGTCTAAAGTTATGGGTAACTACTTCTTCCGTACTCCAGCGTGGCTATTCCATGAGTCTTTACGTTTAACTCCAGCAGTAAACCAGTTACTACCTCAGTTCAGGAATGATCTTGCGGGTGTTAACGGTGCATCAAGACAAGCCAGAGCTAGAACAGAAGCAGGGTTTGCTTATGCTTGGATGCTATACGTTA